CGATGAAATTATTAATTTTGGTAGAAATCAGACGCTTATTGATTTGACTTTTATTCCAACAGAGATAAAAGAGAAGATTATAAATAGTTATGAAGAAACAAAGCCTGCTAAAGGCAAATTGCTCAATTATTTTATTGAGCATAAACTAAAGAACCTAATGGAAGTAATTGAGGAATTTTAATGAAAAACATTTATGAAGTATTTGATGAGTTTGAACAAGCATCAAATAAAAAAGAAAGAATGGATGTTATCCAAAGAAATTTATCAAAACCTTTAGTGAAGGTGCTAGAGTATACATTTCATCCGGGTTATCAATGGAAGGTTCAAGGAATTCCCGAGGACTATACATTAAAACCAATTCCACAAGGAATGTCCTACTGCCAATTGGGAACAGAGTTACGAAAGATTTATATGTTTCAAGAAGGACATCCTACGGCTGAATCTTTAACTAAAAGAAAACAAGAAGAATTATTAGTTCAATTACTTGAATCAATCGAGCCTCGTGAAGCTGAAGTTGTTATGGGTATTTTTCGAAAAAACCAAGGTGTAATGGGTTTAGATTATAAATTTGTAAAAGAAGCCTTTCCCGATCTTTTGCCTTAATGAATAAAAAAGAAAAGATAATAATAATAACTGGTGAATTTGATCCTCTTGATAAGAGAGAATTAGATTTCCTAAAAAAATGTAAGCGTAAGGGAGATTGGTTAGTTGTTGGTATACATTCGGATTGGTGGATGATGTATTCTCTTGGTGGGTTCATGCAAAGCTATCAAACTCGCAGAGAAATTATGGAGAATGTACAATTAGTTGATGAGATATTTACATTTGACGATTCTGATGGTACAGTATGTCAATTACTTAAACTTGTAAAAATTTGTTATCCAGATGCTGATATTACCTATGTATCGGAAATGGATATGCATAATATGCCAGAAACTAAAATTCGAGGCATTACTTTTGAAACTTTAAAATAGGAGAAAATAGGTGAGTAAGTTTGTAGGGAAGTTCCGTAAAAATAAGAATTACAATGATGATCATAATTACGATGCAAAGCGACACCGTGATGAACATGGCGAAGTCAAGAAATTAATAAGTCAATCACTAGAAGAAGATTTGGAAAGTAGTGAGGATAAATGGGATGATGAAGCTTACCGAAATACCCATTATTATTAATTTGTTGTTTTCCAGCAACAAGGCTTGACAAAATAACAAAAGTATCATATAATGTAGTTTCCATCTTAGGAGATTATATTATGTTGATATACGGTTATATTCCAAAGTCTAAAAAACGTAAAGTTCCAAAATCCGCATTAGTACAAGCGGAAGAATGGAAAAAACAAATTATGGCAATATCGCCAAAAGTGAATTATTCCACTTCCAAGAAGATTTCCAAAGCTATACCTTTGCCAAGAATTCCAGCAGGCAGGGAAACTCCCCAATATCTTTCCTTAGACACAGGTTTAGGCGTAGCTACAAAACCAAATCCCAACATTTACACAGGCACAAAAGTCAAAGGCATTGCGACCATGCACAAATCCAATGCTGTTCCTGTATTTACTGATAATGAAGCGAAAGAAATCTCAAGTATGAGAAGATAATATATGATAAGCAAAGAAGATTGGCAGGAATATTCAGAATATCTGGACACTTTAACAGAAGAAGAATTTAAAATTGAGATAGAATGGTTAACTTCTATCGGCAAAGCGAAGCAAAGAGGCAGTTTTATAAGTTTTGATGAGAATTTTACTATACAATAGGTGAAAAAATGTTACATACAGTAGAAGAAGCACAAATTTTGCGTGGAATTGATGAAATTTTCTTCAATTTGCGTCATGTACCAGTCGATGATGTTGCTTATCATCTTGTAAAGTTCGATCCGAAGCTTGCCGACAAGTTAGCCGCTGCGATTGAGCAGAATTTTTTTGAAAAAGAGGCAAAAAATCATGTATGAAGAAGAATATAACTTGTGGATGAGCGCTAAAGCAGAAGATCCTGAAATTCCTGCGTGGAAAGCACTTGATATTGTTACAAGAAAATGGGCAGTAATGTCTGGTTTCGAAAAAGATCAGCAAAATTACGCAAAAATGAAAGAAATGTATGAGTAAGATGTTCAAATCTAGTCAACCAATCAAAAATTGCTTATTGTTAGAGTTCAATACACAAAAAGATTTAGCACTAGCCTTCTGCCGTGTTGAAGAATACTACGAAGGTCAACCACAACTGAATAGAAAATATACCTCATTCGTAGATTTTATTGATTTCTTTATGAAAGATGATGGCAGTATTAATTATTTCAATTATTGGTCGGGCTTTAACATTCCCGGTAATGTTTTTACCGAGTGGTCACAAAAAGAAATGCACGATAAAACTTATTGGGAATTAGCATTAGCTGATGAAGTTCAAAAGAAACTAAATTTAGAAAAACCATTTTACATTATTGGTGGTAAAAAAGGTGACATGAATGTAATTGACCATGAAATTGCTCATGCGCTTTATTACATGAATACTGAATATAAAGATTTAATGGATGCTGCAAATTATCAATTCTATAAAAATCTAAGAATGGAATATTCTAAGATGGTAAAGAAATTAAAGAAGATGGGTTACGGTGATAATGTCATTAAAGATGAGGTTCAGGCCTATATGTCCACGTCCACCAAAAAAGAATTGGTAGAGAAATTTGAGTTGGATTTTGTTAAAATTAAAGGCTTCAGAACCCTATACCGTAAAGTGTTGTCCCGGTACAACACATCCAAGAAATAACTTGACGGCACCACGGATTCCTGTATAATTGTATGTATTGTTAATCAGGAGAGTATATGCAACTTTTGGAATCTAAATCACTTCTAGCCAAATTGATGGCTACCGAAAATCTTATAGTTGAACAGCGTAAAGTTCAAACGGCTTCTTTTGATGTAAAGAACCGTGTACTAGTTATTCCACAATTAGACAAAAACATTTCTGGTTATTTGTATGATATGTTTGTTGGCCATGAAGTCGGCCATGCTCTATACACTCCTCTCGATGGCATGACTAAAGCATATGAGATGAAAGTTCCACAATCTATTACAAATTGTGTTGAAGATTCCCGTATTGAAAGAAAAATCAAAAACAAATATCCTGGCATTCGTGCATCTTTTGTTAAAGGTTACAAGGATTTAATTGATAAAGATTTCTTTGGCACTCAGGGTGTTGATTTGAACACTCTTGGTTTTCTTGACCGTTTGAATATGTTTACAAAAGGTGGTCCTTCACAAGGCATTAAATTTACCGATGTAGAACGTGAATTAGTTGAACTTGTGGAATCTACCGAAACTTATGATGAAGTCATTGAAGTTTCCAAGAAAATTGCTGCATATGTCAAAGCTGAAAAAGAAGCCAAACGTCAAAAGATGGCTGAAGAAGGCGTTGAAGAAGATGAAGAATTAGATGAATTTGAAGAACACGATTTTGATGAAGATGATGAAAACGGTGAATTTGGTTATAATGATTTTGACGGTGAAGATGGTGAAGAATCTGAAACTGACTTATCAAAAGAAGGTGAAGGTTCTGAAGATGAAGATGAAGATGAATCAGGTGAAGATGATGATAAAAAATCAGGAAGTACCAATGGCACATCTAGTGGCCGTCCAAGTTCACAAGATGATGAAATTCGTTCTTTGACTGATGATGCTTACAAACAAAACGAAAGCAAACTCTTTGAGCAAAATGATTCTGATTACTACTATGGTAACATTCCAAAAATTGATTTAGACAGAGCTATTTTTGATTACAAAGCACTATATAAAACATACCGTGAAGAAATGGACGGCCGTGATCTTCTCAATGTTGATGATAAACCTTATCAGAAACTCCGTAGTGATGCAAATAAAGTAGTTTCATATTTGGCTAAAGAATTTGAGTTGCGCAAAAATGCAGATCAAATGAAACGTGCTTCAACAGCTAAGACTGGTGAATTGAACATGAATAAGATTTTCTCTTATAAGTTCAATGATGATATCTTTAAAAAGATTACAGTTCTACCTGGTGGTAAATCACATGGATTGGTAATGTTTTTGGATTGGTCAGGTTCTATGTCCAATCATATTGAAAACACCGTGAAACAATTAATTTCTTTGGTAATGTTTTGTAAGAAGGTAAATATTCCTTACGAAGTGTATGCTTTTACATCTGAGTATGATACATATAGTCCTACACCTAAGAAAGGTGACATTGCATTAGGTGAATTTAGATTGTTGAATGTACTTTCTAGTAGAATGTCTGCTGTTGAGTTTAGTTTTGCAGCAAAAACTTTGGTGAATATTTCGCTTTCTCGTTATTGTTATTCCCGTATTTTTTCTATGGGCGGAACACCGTTGAATGAAGCAGTTATTTCAGCAATGCAAATTGTACCAGAATTTCAAAAGAGATTTAAATTACAAGTTGTAAATACTATCTTCTTGACAGATGGTGAAGGTCATCGTATTAACAAAGTATATTACGAAACTCAACATGGATTACATACATATGTTGGCGATCCTTTACAGACTTCTAGAAGTTTTAATGCACCACAACCAAAATTGATTGCTCGTGATACTGAAACAAAAAATCAGGTCATAGTTAATCAGTATAAAAATACGGCTAGTTACCTTGAGTTGTTAAAAGCTAGAACAAATTGTAACATTGTGGGATTTTATGTTTTATCTGGTCGTGAATTTACCAGAGCTGCATATGGTCTAGTACCTAAGGCTGCTGACCTTGATGCCTTGAGAATTCAATTCCGTAAGGAAAAATCTCTTGTTATCACTTCAGCAGGTTTTGATGAATATTACCTACTCCGTTCTGAAGCATTAGATACGGATGATGATGTAGAATTTTCTGTAAAAGAGAATGCAACCACCCGTGGTTTAGTAAGTGCGTTTAGTAAGTATACTAAGAACCGTTTAATGAACCGTGTTATTTTAAATCGATTTATAGGAATGATAGCATGATTAAGGAAGAACTTGTAACTTTTGTAGGTGATGCAGGACAGCGTCAATCTGAATTGTCTTGTTTAACTAGTGCCATGAGCCCACCGCTTTGGATTGTAGATTTTAAAAAAAATAACGAATGTTTTATGACTAGATATTATAATACTGAGTCTGAAGCACAAACTATTGCTGAAAAATATGCCTACCAAGGAGTTGTAGATGAGCCAAGTAATAAGGTGTTGTTGAACGAAAATGGGCAATAATATAGCCGTACCTGAACCTCTTGATCCGAGAAAGATTTATAATGAACTAATTAAGAGATGCAAACAGGTACAAGAATGGTATCTGTTTTGTTATGTCGATGAGAGTTGGACAGGCAAAGAAAGGATACCATTCAAATTAAACATTATTAATGGAATTTTTATTTGTCGTGTTGTTTGTGCCACGCATACTGAAGCACAAAAGATTGTAGCAAATGCATTACCTGTAATTAAATTTATTGATGAACCACCAGATTATGATGAATGATAAAACAAAAGAAACACTATTAATATTGCAAGAAGAATGTGCTGAAGTAATTCAGGCGGCCTCCAAAGTATTTCGCTTTGGTGAAGAATCTAGATGGCCAACGGATGATTCTGCTTCAACACATGAATGTCTGGCTATGGAAATTGGTCAAGTATTGGCCATGATTGATATTCTAATTGAAAGCGGTTATATTTCAGATGAGGCGGTCAACGCTGCCAGAATACACAAAAAAGAAAAACTAAAGATTTGGTCTAGTATCTATGCCGATTGAAGAACTTATTGCACAATTAAAATCCATATGGATTTGGGCGCCAAAACATTCCACGGTCAGATCAAAGATTGCTGAACTGTTACAACGCCTCGGTGCTCAACCACCACAAGAATATACTGAACCACAACCACCAATGGAGAATTGATTATGGGTAAATTGAAAAGCTTGATTATTGATATTACAGAAGATTATGCTCGGGGAGATTCTACCTTCAAACTAGCGGACAGGTATGACCTGCCACTAGATGAAGTCGAAGAAATCATAGCAAGATTTTATGATTGTGATGTGGCTTTAATTTAAAAAGACCAATTTAGAATAAGTAGATATATACTTAAATCCATTACATACCTCTTATCGAGTAGAAATCACGAACTAGACGCTCCACTTCAACGTGAGTCTGTGGATTGTTGGAACGAACATAATATTCCAATTGAGAAGTTGTTTTAAGAAAAGATAATGCATTGAAAATTATTTGAAAGAGTTTCATTTTAGTCCTTGTGAGATTTTTTTATTCAACACCAATTGTGTTAGTGTTAACGATACTAGTATTTATACTTATAAGAAAATGAGAAATATATTTTTACCAAAAAAATTTAAAGGTATATTAGGGGACACCATGGTGTTCCTATCTCTTTTGGTATTTTTTGGCTTTGTAATAACGATAGGGCTTGACGCAGAGCTCGGTCGTGTGATAAAATATAACTGTGAGATAGCAGAGATATCTCCAGATTTTACTCCTGCTATGAAACAAGAATGCCGTAAACTTAGAGTACAGAACCAAAGGTATCATACATGACCACTTTTACTACCGAAGATAGAATATCAGCAACCGCATTAGGAAGAACCGAGGACTTTACGCTTAGTTCCAATAATACCTTCTCGTCTACAGCAGTTTTTCAAGCGCTTCCGGAAGGACTCGATCCAATACCTTACGAAGAAAAATACAAAGAACTACTAAGAAGTTCCTCATAACCCGCAAGAACTACAATATACTATATTATGTTTCTAAATGATCCTCTGATAAATGCCGAAACTTGGCCGACCTGGCCATCGAAGATTTGCCGTGATTTTGATCCTCGACAGACCGAAATTCAATACTTCTTTCCCCTTACTGAGCAGATTCCGTTAGCCCTCGATTATACTGGTTGCGAGAAACCGAAACTATCGATACCATTTTCGGGAGTTACAGGAACAACCTTTGCCACTCCCACTTGGTCTACGACCATTTCTCCCACTCTCTCAGTAGAGATCAAACCACAAAATTCAGTTGGCCAACTCAACATTGGTGGAATTCAGATTGGCATGGAGAAAGAACCGAAATGGTATCAGAAGGTACTATACAAACTATTAGGATTTAACTGGAAGAAATAATGAGTAATTTTCACTTTTTTGATATATCATTCTATCAAATGAATCTCTTTTCTTTTATGATGGGAATACTGTGGGCTTTCTTTAACCAGAGTTATTTTGGTAAAAGAATGGCAGAACCACTCTTTCTATACTTTGG